CTTCAAGGATATCAAATGCAGGCTCCTTGACAAAAGACTTATTTGAAATATCAAATCTATGGAGACGAGAGGCAAATGCACCACGATTTGCTTGATCAAGACGAGAAAGGTCAAATTGAGATTTTATCTCACGAATAATTGAGTCACTCTCTTGATGAGCTACTGGAGATGTCTGGTCTAATGCCTCACGATATGTCTTATCATACAGTTCCTTAATTACTGGATTGGTTTCCTGATTACGAAGCATACTCATGGGAACCAGTGTCACACCATGCCAGAAATTTTCATACAGAAAGTAAGAGCTACCATTCGTATCATAGAGAGTCTTGGTTAAATCCAGTGCAGCACGAAGTGGAGTTGTCCATGTAATGATTCCTTTATAGTCTGAGAGACAATCACCATAGACTTTGAATTTTTCTTCTGGAACCTGAAGGTCATTTATCATGATATCCCTGATTGTATCAAGGGGTGACTTCTTTCCTATGGAACGGGAAATATTTTTCAGGGGAGACAAGTAGCCATGCAATGAGAATGCTGTAAGAGTGTAGACTTGAAGCTGATTGTCAAAACCTCTTCTGTACTCTGGGTATTCAGTGACAAAAAATTCCTTGGTAGTGGTATAATCATTATTTCCATATCTCTGTCTAAAGGTAATGGAAATTTTTTCATTGCCACTGATTTTGAACAACTCAAAGAATGCCATCTCATCACGAATCGACATCTTGAGTATCAGAACAGGAGAATACAGACTCTCTACGATACGAATAGATGAGACAATATTCCTGATTTCTTTTTCTTCCCCAAGATAGTTCGTCATCACAATCTCTGTGATCTGTGCTGAACCAGAGATTGTTGATTTATCTTCGCTTAGAGTTTTTCCCCTCATATATTATTCAGGAGCTTATTAAATTGGTCTACAAATGTGTCAATAACAGCAGGGTCTACAATACGAATTCTCTGTCTGGAATCATTGTCATCAATCGCATCCTGTGTGTTTGTGATATAATTGGTGCTTCGTAGGTTGGTTCCCTCTGTTACCAATGCATCATACCCAGAAATTTCATCATACTCATCACTATCACCGTCATAATTGGTATTGGTATAGTAATATGCTGGTGCTAGAGAAGCATCTTCCCAATAATAACTTGACCTCTGAATATACTTGGATGATTTAACTACAGAATTATTCAGATCATAAAGTCTCGTTGTCCCCTCATCACTATCATCTGTCCAATAATCATTCGCAAGTGTGCTTACCGTGCTTTCCCATGTAGTCCAGTTTGCATCATCATCACTGTCTCTGAGATAACGAACATGGTAATCATATCCAGCAAGATTTGAATTCAAGTATGTGTCTGTATTCCATCCAAAAAACACATTGTTGTTACTGGTATCAAGGTCATCACTATCAGTAAAGAGTTTTGAGAATTCAGCAAGAATACCAGCAGAACCACCATAGCGATAAAGATTATTAACCTGTGTTCCACTCAAATTCGTGGAGTAGATTCTAAAGTCACGAATAGAACCGCGTGTGCGAAGGGCAGTGGCAGTAGAATAATCCTCATCAGAAGTATCTGGGTCAGAATCAATCGCAGTAAGGAAGCCATACATCAAAAATTTTGCAACAAAATAGTATTCAAAAGAGAAAAATGTGTCCAGATCAAAGTCCGTTCCACTGACTTCCTTTACACCATCAACATACAAGTCAGCAGTCTTTGATGCCCCTGTATTCACGAAAGCACAATGACGCCATTGGTTGTCATTAATTTCTGTTGTAGTCTGTACCAATGTAGAAAGTGCTGGAACCCCCGAAGAATTACCATCTTCAAGAAGAGCCGCCAATGTGAATTTACCATCAATGATCGCCAGATTTGTAGAACTAGTATTCGAACCAACAATCACTCCATTCTCTGCTTCTGAATCATTAGTAGCACCAGAACCCATATCAGTTCTAATCCAAAATGAAATTGAAAAGTTCTGGTCCTCATGCCATGCAAATGGGCTATTATCGTCATTCTGATTATCGTATGCACCAGCACCAAAAACTCCGCTTTGGGATGGTTCCAAAAGAGCATAATCATTTACTCCATCAAAATAAAGTGTTCCATCGGCAAGAAGTGGAATATCTGATGTATCATATGCAAGACCAGCCCCATAATTATTGGTAGACAGGTCAAGAAGACGAGCATCCACGCTGCTGTCCCATGTTGGACTCCAGTCCCTACCATCAAGGGTTTCAAGGTCTTGAGCAGTAACTCCATCAGTAATATATGAAGTTGTCAGGGGAAGGTGAACCTCAAGATCATTGGCTAAATCTGTGCTGATTGAAGCTGTTGCACCAGCATCCCAGAGACCATGAGATGGATTATTGAAAACATACTGCTTGGTCTTATCTACCCAGAGTTGGTATTTCTCCTTATCCCAATACTCGATTTTAATTGCAGTGGTCTCTGCGCCACTAGACGCTCCAGCAGCAGTGGAAACCAAGTAAGCATTATCCTTATACTTTGAGTCATTGATTGGAAGCCCCTCAAGTGAGTTGAGACCAATGGAATCACTATCACTCTCATCATAGTCATGAGGAAAAGAAAGAACACCAAGACCATCATAGGTGTAGCTGATGTATTCATCTCTCTGATTCTCACCCATTGCCCATGCTGAAAGACCCTCCTTGAGATTATTATTAACCACAAAGAAAGTCCAGTAATAGTCTGGTGAACCATAAAGTCTCTGTGATAGGTTGTCAGGTCTCTCACGATCTGTTATATCGATAAATTTGTATGATGCGAACTGGTCAATATAGTCCTCAACCACATCAACATATCGAAAGATATCAGTAATCGTATTGACATTACCGTCATTCTTCAGATCATAAAGTCTATTTGGAAATTTATTAAAATATGACATCTTTTTAAACTATGTTACCATACCTAGAATTTGCTGTGCTTTCAGGAAGACCAGATTGTGGAATTTCTGTACCCTGTATGGCATCAACTGCATATCTATCTCTCACTTCATCCACGGTATCAGTTATTGCTCTACGTGCTTCTCCCTGCACAGTCTCTCGGTCACCAAGATCAAGACGGTCAACCTGATCCCTAGTCATGACTCCTTCCTCGGTAAAGGAAAGAGACATCTTGACTGAGAGGGGCGCACCATCTCTTCTCCATGCATTACTTTCTTCATTCAATGAAGTCGAGATTCCAGTTAAGTGGCAATTGTGAATCTTTGGGATATAGGGGGATTCGTTTCCACCTAGCATGAATCGAATTCTCCATTGTGGAGGGTATTTGAGACTAATAAGACCATCCTCTTTGGCATACGTTAATCTCCTGAACGTCTGATGAATATCCTTTACCATCACAGATTCTTCAGGGCTTGTGGCAATCATATTGAAGGAGAAAGAGAATGACCTCTTGGTGTTGCCAGAAAAATTTGTAACTGTCCTTGGATTGGTTACAGTCCTTGCTGCAAAGCTTGCAGAACCAGCAAGCTTATCTGGAAGGATACCACTAGACACGGCTGCATTCAGAATATCAGAACCAGATGCTTTCTTAAAAAGACTGCCCATTGCACCTTTAATTGCGTTGGGAATATTAGCACCATCTTCTCTCTGGTTGCTGAAGGCTCCAACAGCTTCTGCACCAAGACCACCAAGAATACCAAGGTCAAAATCAGAATAGCTTGCGCCGTCATCAAATGAGATGCCTTGTGGGCAAGGAAAGCAGACCTTTACATCATTCTCGTTGTCCCTACATGAGAAAATAATCTTCGTTCGGTCTTCTTCGTAGTCCGATAGATTTAGTGGAAATATGAGTTGCTTTGTGGTGACTGATCCAACATCGGGACTGATAGTTTGGTCTATTTTTTCCCTACCAAGATTGTAGAGGGTTTCGGTTACCCCTGTCTCGTTTTTTCCTGTTGCTGGCATATATGATGTCCTTATAAATACGTTCTACTAGCATTATTTATATGACCTATCGAGGAAAATTTCGTCCAAAAAATATAGCAAAGTATCATGGAGATGCTTCCTCGATCACTTATCGTTCTCTATGGGAACGTCAAGCCTTTCGATGGCTGGATGATAACCCTGATGTCTTGGAATGGAACAGTGAAGAAATTGTAATTCCATATCGTTGCAAAACTGATGGGAAAAGACATCGATACTTCATAGATCTGTATGTCAAATTCAAGACTGGGCAAGTTTTTTTGATTGAAATTAAACCAGAAAAGCAGACACAGGAGCCAAAGAAACCCAAGAGGCAATCTCAAAAATATCTCAGAGAAGTCATGACATATGCCAAGAATATTTCGAAGTGGGAGGCGGCAGCCAGTTACTGTGATCAACGTGGTTGGTTATTTGAAATCTGGACCGAGAAGTCATTAAAAAAACTTGGAATAAAACTTTTGACTGCCTAAACAACAACCCAGCACTAAGGAATAGAATAGAACTGAAATATCGATGGTGGTCCTTGCAAGGCTCTATTTTGTGCGTCCCTTATTGAAGAATCAGAACCATTATTCACATTGATGACTGGTCCTGAACCCCCTCCAGTTCCAGAAGGACCAGCAGCAGGAACAGGAACGATAACAGGTGCAACAGGAGGAGTTTCAGGCAGCCCCAGATTTCTTGCTCTAATGTTCTGGAGTTTTGTCATATCGACTCCTTCCATTAGGTCTATCTCTTTTGTCTTCAAATCAGGTGCCTTGACAAAAGTCCTAATCGATTCGGGAATAATATCCCCCATAGAAAACTCCGGTAAGTCCAATCCAACTTTACTGAGGAGTTTGCCAGCAATACTTCTCTTACCTCCAATTACTATCCCATCCAGCCATGATACGATACTTGCAAGAACCCCTTTCACTGCATTTACAATATTGAAGATGAAGTTCTCAATGAAAGTTGGAACTGCCTTGATTGCATTCCACAATACCTTGAATCCAACAATTGCGGTTTGAATTGCCTCGTTGTTGTCAACGAAGTTCTTTATAGGATCTAGGATATTTAAATCAAACCAATCCCTGAGTTTGCCAAAGAATTCTCCAATTGAATTTGGGATATCCTCAGTGAACATCTTGGTAAAGGAGCCATCCATGAAGAACATGATGGCATCCTCCAGCATAATGGAGAGAGTATCAACTAAAAGCTTGATTTCAGCTTTCAAATCAAACTCCTTGAGCATATCTGTAAGCCATTTAGGGGCACCAAAGAACTCCAGAACATGACCAAAAAGTTTTGGAATAAATCCAAAGAGTCCATCAAGCAGGCTTGCTCCAAACTCCTTCAATGCTGCCCCCAACTTCTCTGAGAAACTCCCCTCCGTCTCATCAAACACCTTCTTAGCATCAAAAACTGCAGTAATCACAGTGAAGATAGCAAAGAGTCTTCCAAAGACTCTTCCAAGAAACTTGAGTCCTTTCTTGAGAAGAGGCTTTGCTTTTTTGATTCTCCCTAGAAGTTTTTTAGCTCCACCTTCCTTACCAAAGAATCCTTTAATGTTTTTAAAGATACTGACAAAGGTTTTTGCAATTTTGCTTCCTTTTAACATTTTGACAGCAGTAGCAAGAGGGCTTTTCGCACCTAGAATCTTTATAATGCTTCCAATAACCCCCAGCGGTCCTGTCAGTCCTGTCAGTAATGCTCCACCAAGCAAGCTCAATAATCCACCACCACCACCATCTGAAGTCACCTTTCCAGCAGAAGACCCCGACTTTCCATCACCTTTCCCTTCAGAAAGTTTCTTCAGGAGCGAATTAAGTTCCCTTTTATCCTCTGCTTCTTGAAGGTCATTTCCTGCCAGAACCTTACTAAGATTTTGAATGAGATTATTGGTTCGTGAAACGTGTTCATTGTTCTCATTCAATTGGTCAATAACCTCCTCATTGGAGTTATTGAGCTTGCCTATAAGGTTACTTATGTCTGCCATATTCCTTTTCTATTCTTTGGTTCTCTTCCTCGATCCATTGTTCTAGCATCATAACATAAATCTCCCTTTCCCACGGTATCAAATTTTCAATCTCGGACAAACTGTATTTATGGTGTTGAATCAGAGCGAAATTTGTCTTGTAGTAGTTCTCTAGAGAATCATGGGAAAGGGCAATTAAAAAAAAGCTGCAAGACCTTCTAGAAGGGTTTTTTGATTATGACCACACTTCTCGCACTTTAGGTCAAGCTTCTTCTGGAGCTTTGGAGAACTCTCAAGAAACTGAGTGAGCTTTTCCATTTGCTTATGATTCAGGGATTCTACAAAGGATTTCATCTCTTCGTCAGGAGTATCTTCGCGTGGATACACATTCTCTGAATCCCATACTGATTCAATGGCACTTATCAACATTAGCGTTATTTGTTCACCAGCGGCAGTGTCAGCAAAATTCGTAGAGAGCACATCCCCCACCCTTGGGTGACGAAGTGTAACACCAATGGAGTCAGTGAGTTGAACCTTTGGATCTACCTTCTTCTTGGCAGTGGGTTTCTTCACCTCAATAGATTCCAGTGAGAACTCAACTTCAATCTTCTCTTCACACTTCTTACACTTACATCCGTAAGAGATATTTTCACCCACACTCTTTGAACGAATCAAGAGAAAGAGGTATTCGAGGTCGAACATCGTGATAGAATTGATGTCGAGTTTTTCAAATGTACAAGCACGGAGAAGGTCTTTGACTGCTTGAATAATCTGCTTCTGGTCGCCACTTTCTTGGGCAATTAATAGAATCTTTTCTTCCTTTACCAAGAAGGGACGATAATCAATTTCTTTTCCTGTTGAGAGTAGCTTTGCTTTGTATGTTGGGGCTTCAAGTGTTGGTAGTGGCATATAATTTTATTCAATAATTTGTTATAATATTACTTCACATTTATATGATTCTACGAAGGCTATTTGTAACCTGATTCCTTACACCAGAGATGAGACTCTTGATGCCTCCCTGAGTCTCAAAGTCCTCATACTTGAAGGTAACAGAAAGCTTCTGTGTCTGGTCAACAGAGTTATTATCAAGGGTAATTGAATTCACTCCTGTTGGAAATGCGTTACGTAGTTTGACTCCATAGATTGGAAGATTATTTTGATCCAACTGCTGAATAATTACATCAGAATAATATTCTGACTCATATGCAAGAGTGAAGTTGCTCTGATTGATGATGGAAGCTTGCCACTTATCAAACATCTTCTTGATGTAGTAGTCATGAGTCAGGTGAAATGAGAAGGTAACATCCTCTGTGAGATATCCAGTAGGAATCGCGGATACCCACCAGTCCTGTAACGAGGCATATTCAGTGGTTGTAATTTGTCTTCCCGGTAAAGAACAACTCTCACAGAGTAGAGCAATGTCTCTTGGGTCATTCACCAAGTCACCAAGACCAAATGTCCCACTTAGAGCACTCAGAGCAATACCACCAAGGTCCAGATTTAAGAGAGTCTGCGTCGGAGGAGTTATGATGACTGCAAATCTAGCAGTTCTCGCCAAACCACCGTGCTTGCCGACTGTTGCCTTGAAGTCATCGATGGTCGATGGAAGCACAGTGTTTTTAATATCTCTGAAGATTCCCATATGTTATTTTCCTTTGATTATTTTTCGTGAGTCCGACCAGACCTTGTTTCGTGATGCCCCACTGAATGAGTCGAATGGCAAAAAGAGAACAACCTCCCATTCACTTGCAGGGACAAGGATGGGCTTGCTCCTCATTTGTTCTGTGAGATAGCGTTTAAAGCAGGGTGCAAATTCCTTATATTTTGTAATGCCCTTGAGGATGTCATACGAAATACGTAACTTCGTCGTCTCGTCAAATCTTTTATTACTTGCAACATCAGTAAGCTTATCAAAGAAAACAGCACGAACATTTGGTGGCAAGTAGTGGAGGTTAATGCCGTAAAACCCACCGGGAGCACGATCTACCATGAATATCAGTGGGTATTGGTCAAAGTATGGAAGGGTTGCCTTGGTCTTGGCATCGTATTTGTACATGAACATCTTTCCCAACACGGTTCTCTGACGTTCAATCAGAGCATCATCCTTGAGAAGTTCTCTACGATTCACATTCTTGATGTTCTGGACACGCTTGCGAAACCACTCTAAAGACTCTTTTGTTCTTGGAGTGATACCACTTCTGAATGCTTCAAGCTCCAGTTTTTCTAGGTAAGATGCCATGTCTCTCTCTATTTATAAGAAGAAACCCTACTCCGAGAAATCAGAGTAGGGTTTTGGTGTGTAATGAGTATTTATACTTCTATTTACGAACCAGCAAGCTTCGCAAAGTAGTTCAGTGCTTCTTCATCTTCCTCATTATTACTGCTGCTCTCTGCTGATGCTGTAGAAGCAGACTCCATTGGGTCAGAAGCAGACTTGGGTCTAGGAGCAAAGTCCATAGGAACATCATCAGCGGCATCATCAGCGGCATCTTCACCCAACACTTCATTCAGGCGTGCTTTAAGCTCGTTGTATGACT